GGCATGGCTCAACCAACAATCACATACAACGTGTTTGCGTCAGGTGTCAACGCATCATAAGCGGCCTGCGTCAACTGAACAATTTCATTGATCTGATCTGACACAACCGCATCAGTTTCCAACGTCGCAACTTTGTAATCTAAAGACCCCGTAACAGCAGACCCGTCAACCCCAACCTTCGTCTGCAATGCTTCAACAGCATCATTCACATCCGCGTGCTGCCCAGCATGATCAGGCGAATCCAGCGTATCACCCGACGTAGGATTCGTAAAATTATCTAGGTTACTAGGAAAGTTAGTTGCCATAATTACACCTTGACAATAAAGTTAATACCCAACGACGGCTGAACAATATCAACACCAATTGAACTATTAGCGAAATTACCATCGCTAGTATCATCACTATTGCCGCCCGTGCTATCATTGTTTCCACTAGTAGTTGAATCTGGGCTGGTACTGGTTGTGCTACCAGTCAAAGTCAAATCACCGCTATTGGCAGTATTTGCTTGATTGTAAGCGTAAAAACCGCCAGCACCAGTTTGAACTGCGCCATTTGTACCAGCATCATCTTGGGTAACAAAACCGTCAGCAGGTGAATCTGTGCCATGTTCATGGTCGCCACCAGACACAGATACATTATGTGAGTGATCGAAAGTGTGAGTGTGATTACCTAAATTGTGGGTGTGATTATTTAGCGTGTGCGTGTGACGCGGCAAATTCCCACTAGCAATAGTGAAACTATCTGTAGTTGAACCGAACTCTTGGCCCAACGTATAACTAGAACCAGAACCCACAGGGGCACGATTACGCAAATCAGGAACATTAAACGTAGTCGAACCGTTACCAACACCATATGTTGTGCCGACAACAGCAAACAAATCAGCATATGTAGTACGCGAAACAGCAGCACCGTTACACAACAACCATCCGCTAGGTGCGCTAGAACCAGCGAACATCGTTAACGACCCCGTAGGAGTAATCTCCAACTCCAACAAAGCAACACGACGATCAACAGTTGTCACATCCGTATCACCGTCAACACCCAGTTTATTCTGGATCGCTTCAACCGTGTCGTTAATATCCGTATGCAGCGCAGCATGACCCGACAGCGTATCCGTGCTGATCGGGTCACCAAACGTCTGAATGCTAGACGGATAATTAGTTGCCATATCAGTCCAAAGTCAAAGTAAGGCTGGTGATCTGGAACGTGTCGCCAGCAGAAACCGTAGCCGACCCAGACAAAGCACCCGACCACAGACAAGTACCAGCAGACGCATCAGTCCACAACGACCAATGAGTCAACGTTTCGCTGGTGGACAGGTTCGTCCAAGTCACCGTACCAGACGAAGCCAGAGAACCACCAGACGCAGCATTAAACGAAACAGCCTGACGGGTTGTTTCGCCAGCAGGGTTCGCAGTACCAGTCTCAGACGGATCACCAACATGCAACTTCAAATAAGTTGCGGTGATCGTCGGGTTTGTACCAGCAATAACATCCAACAGGATATCTTCGCCATCGTTGCTAATCGACATAATAATCTTCTCCTAGAGTGTAACGGTCTCTATACTTGTTGGGGCGTTCTAAAGGACGCCGACCACTTGCAGGACGTTGAGGCTCACCATCACAACAAGTGTCTTTGAAGCCGCACATTGGGCACCGCCAACGGCAAGCCGTAGGCGGATACTCGCAACCACAATTAACGCACTCCACCGAAATCATCACACGGCCTTCAACCCGCGATGCTGTTTCTCACGTTCCGCAACCTTAGCAATCAAATCATCCAACTCAGCATCAGACAACTCGCTAGTGGTTACCTTCTGCTCCACCGCCTTGGTAGGAACCAGACGGTGAGTGGCTTCCAAATACAACTTAGCGGCACGCACATCCCCTTCGACACCTTTCGTGTACAACGCATCAAGGATACGCTGTGTACGCTCAGGGCTGCCCTGTAGTTCCTCTACGCGCCGTTCCCACTCCTTGATGAAATGTGGTTTCTTTTGCCAGCGGCGCACCGTCGTCGGGTCAACCCCATGCTCGTCACAATACTTCTGCTGCGAACTAGGGATGCGCTCGCTGGCTGGTGTGATTAGCCAGTTGAGATAGTGTTCCTGTCGCGCATCTAGGATTGTTGTGTGCTCGCTCATACCCTAGGTGGCGGCGTTCTAGGAACGCCCGCCGATGTTTTGTGTTACAATTGTGTAACAATTCTTGATGTAAACGGTTTCAGCCCATGTTTTTTCAGAACGATTGACCCTTGTATATAGCAATAGCAATAGCGGTCCACAGTAACCGAAGGTGGATGTGGGCCGACAGTTAGGAGAAATCCAATGCCGATGGTTGGTGGTAAGAAGTATCCGTACACGAAGGCGGGTAAGGCTGCTGCGAAGAAAGCAGCCAAGAAAGTAGCCAAGACGACGAAGCGGTCACGCGCCCGTCGTAACAACATGGATTACTGATGGCCCCGAAACCTGATCCCCGATTGAAACGTGCTGGTGTCAGCGGATACAACAAACCGAAACGCACACCCAATCATCCAACCAAGTCACATGTTGTCGTCGCCAAAGAAGGCGACAACATCAAAACCATCAGGTTCGGACAACAAGGTGTATCAGGGTCACCTCGCAAATCAGGTGAATCCGCATCCTACAGGAAACGGCGTGAATCATTCAAAGCCCGACACGCCAGCAACATTCGCAAAGGCAAAATGTCTGCCGCCTACTGGGCAGACAAAGTAAAATGGTGATGTGACGATGGTCACATGGAAAACACTAGTGGCGGACACCCTATGCATCCTAATAGGTGGCCTCATTGGAATAACAGCCGCCACACTATGGGCAACCCGACAGGTATACCACCACAACAAAAAATAGGTGCTCTGTCCCTATGGTTTTGGGTCCCTGCACGTTGCGATGTGCCCACCCCCCCATGTACCCCCCTGCATGGGTGCATCCACATGTTAGGGTTGCTTAACATTTTGTGTTAACTGTGGTTAACGTGGGATGATAGGCGCGCCTAATGGTGACTATATGGGTCGGGAATTGTCGCGCATCGTAGAATGAGAACCATTCCCAACGGGCAGGGGATCGGGTCGGATGTTACCTGTCGGTAACTTGTGTGGTGTCGCCTATATCGTGGTGGTGGCCTATTTCCAACCTGTGGGCGTGTGACATATGTCACTTGCAATTGCCCTCCGAATCTGCGCACAATATCTACATGACATCGGCCCCGCGCACCTTGCCCGCATTCCGTGGGCACGTGGTGGCCAGTCATGGGAGATTAACCACAATGGGTACTGCAACTATCGAACAGACGACACGCGATGAATACGTGCGCAACCGTGACGCGGTTACCGCATCGGTCAAGGCGCTAGACAGTGCCGATGGGATCGGTGCGCGAGCGTTCTACAAAATCGTTAACCTATATGTGGCAGCGGGCGCGCCGATTATCGACGCGGGTGTGACTGCTAACCAGTGGGCGAAATGGGCGAACGGCATCACCACATCGGCACAGTGGTCGGAATATGTGGCCAGTGTTCGTGATTCTAAGGGTGACGCGAGCGCGCAAGTGGCACCACCTAGGCGCGAATCGTTCACGCGGGCGCTGGTGTTGGCCACGTGCGCGGTCGAACAGTACGCGGGCGATGTGGACGCGATGCACGCCGAATACGTCGGCGCGGTTGGTGATGGTGAGCCGACCCTAACGGGCATGGTGAAGTGGTGCAAGGGTGGCGATACTGCCAAGGTGGCACCATCGCCCGAATCTACGCTACGGGCTGCCGTGCGCAAGTGTGTGCGGGCTGGCATGTCATTCGATGACATCATCGCGGTTGTGTCGAGCGAGTTGGATTCTGTGGAATCGGCAGGCTGACGGTATGGTGTGGGGTCGTGCGATGACCCCACACCACCACCACCACATAGCGTGCACGTGTATGGCGTATGTCTGGGACTTGTGTCTAGCGTGTAGCGCATCATCGTAGGATCGGAGACCCGCGGTGGTGTGTTGCACGGTGGCCATGGGCTACCGTTAACGGGCTACCGTTAACCACAATGGTTAACCATGATGGTTAACCACAAACGATGGGAGAGCATGATGGAAGAAATAGAAGAAATGACGTTTAGAGTTGAGAACATTGTCCGTTTGTGGCATAATTGTGATCTTACTACGTCGCAGGCTGCGCGTCACCTAGAGTCGGTGGTGCCGTCTGGTGGCACGGCCACTATCTATGCGACACTGTTGGACGAGATTTTCAGGTTACATGCGTTGTCGTTGGATGCGTTGTTAACCATGGCGGTTAATGATGCGTGAGAATATGGTGGATGCGTGGCTGTTCGGCTGGTTTATTATCGGCTGCTGGTTCGTTACTGGCATGGTTGGCTGCTGGTTGCGTATGCGTGCGGATGCACGCCGAAACAATAACAATAACAACAACACTAGAAATGGGAGTTAATCATCATGGTTAAAACTTGTAGGGTTCATGAGTTGCCTAGTGTGGCGTTTCATTATGGTGAGGCTGCTGCGTCGTCTGGTAAGTGGCGGGCTACTAGGCGTGGCGATTGGGATGTGGACGTTTATCATCATGGTTGCCATATGGTGACGTTTCATTATGATGCGGGTGGCTGGTGGGATGTTACACCACAGTCGTCTGGTTGGGGTTCGCAGTCTGATCGTCAGGGTATTGGCGGGATGTTGCGTGCTGTGCGTTGTGTTCGTGCTGGTTCGTATCGTGAGTTGTTTGGGAGGTAATCATGGCTAATTGGGATGTTACTTTGTCGGTAACCATCACGGTTACAGCGTCTAGTGTTAATGATGCGGAGGATGCAGCATGGGAATATTGGGAAACGGTGTGTCCTGAGCCGTTCTTAACTGATGTCGTGTTGTCGGATGATCAAACTGTGTACGATGATCAGGATGGATGGTACACTAGCCCGATTATTGGGGATGGGAGTTAATCATGGTGGTTAACGATGTTCGTCGTGAATGGTTCACGTTTATCGAAGAATATCAGACATCGGTCGGGTTTGTTGTGCCACATAGCGAGTTCAGGGTGGCTGTGGACGGGTCGTGGCATTGCAAGTTTGATTACGATACCAATGTGACTGCCGATCATGTGCGTGTCAGGGTGCATGGTGTGTTGGTTAACGATGTTAGTGGGCCGACTTGGTATGTGGCGCTGTGGTTGCCTACTGATGTGGCGAAGTGGGGTGCGACTTGGATTGTGTTTCTGGATTGGGAATACAATGTGTTGCATTATTATGATCCGTGGGATGCTACGGTGGATGGTAACTGGTGGGATCATTATAGCATTGCTGTTGATCGTGCGGGTTTGGATATCTCTAGTGAACCTGATGGGGGTGATAAATGGTGGTGATATTATTGTAACATGATTGTAACATTTTCGTAACAGTTCTGTAATGTTCAGGCTGTACACTGGTTGTTGCCGTGATCGTTCCGTTCACGACAACATGATGGTTAATCACGGTGGTTAACCATTGTGGACTGCATAACAATAGCGGTCCACAAACTACAAATGATGGGAGATTGTAATGGATAAGATTGTTATTGACGGCACTGAGTATGTGCGGGCAGGGTCGGTTAACCATGATGGTTACGAGCATCTGGTTCATCATGTCAACGTGTTGTTGACGAAACTGTTTGATGATGACCCTGATTATTTCCGTGATGAGATTGCACCTAGTGTCACTGGGTTTGGTGATCATGATGGTGTCATGTTGCCGTCGTCTGCTGAGGATCATTCGGTGACGATGGCTGTCACTGTGAATCTTGATGTGGAGGTTACGTCAACGTTGGGTTATGATGCCACTGTTGAGTGGTTGGCTGATGTGTTGGAGCATCAGTGTGTTGATATCAGTGATCCGTCACCTAACGATTTTGATGGGGTGTCGGCTGTGTGTGTAACTAATAATGGTATTGTTAATGTGGAGGAGGCATGACAATGGGAGCACCTAAGGCTAGGTATGTGTATCGTGTCCGTATCGCACCGAACGGTAACATTCAGTTCGGTGTTGCTAGTGGCGCGTTATCTGATGATGTTAACCATGATGATTATTGGGATCGTGAAGTTCATTCTTTGATCGTTAATTCTAATGGTATGTCATGGCAGTATCTTGCTGGGTTGACGTTACCTGAGTTGCGTCGGGTGTGCCGTTACATCATTGTTGATGGCGGTGTGCTAACTAGTGAGTATCGTGACAAGAACGGTTTAGGTAACGCTGTTAACACTGTGTTGCAGGATGACGGGTTGCTGGGTAATTTGCGTAACAAGTTCGGTAATCATGGCACCACCAGTATTGCTCATGTTGGTTACCGTTTTAACGGTGAGTTGGGTGTCGGTGTGATTGTTGCTGGCGCAACACCACCACCACCACCTAGTGAACCTGAACCTGAACCTAGTAACCATAGAACTGCGGAACCTGCTGCGGATATCGGTGCGTTGTTGGGTGGTTTCGCAGAGGCGTTACGTCCAATGATTAACGAAACTGTGACGGATGCGTTGATGGCTGCGAACCCTGTCGGTGTTCACCAGTTTGACGAACTGGCAGACCAGTTAACCACCAAGGTTAACGATGCTGTGTCCGCCATTGGTGTCCCCATCAGTGTCACGTGGGAACCACCGCATGGCGGTGATCCCCAAGTGAAATCAGGTGTGCATTATTTGACTCCGACGTTGGCGAAACGTGTGAAGGCTGGCATCCCTATGTTGCTACATGGTGATGCTGGTACAGGTAAGACCACGATGGCTCATGATGTTGCCGACATGTTGGGTTTGCAGGTCGAACTGTTGCCATGTGACGAGGGTATGATGCGTCACGATGTGATGGGTTACAAGGATGCGAACGGTTTGTATCATGCACCTGAAACCAGACGGGCGTATGAGAACGGTTTGTGTTTGGTGTTGGACGAGTTCGACGCTGTGACAGGTAACTTCGCTGTCGCTATGAACGCTTTGGTGGAACGACCTAGGTTGTCGTTCCCTGATCGTATCGTTGACCGTCACCCCGATTTCCGTGTGATTGCTTGCGCTAACACTATCGGTGAGGGTGCGACCGCCCAGTACCGTGGCCGTAACGCTTTGGATGCTGCCACTTTGAACAGGTTCACGTTCATGCATGTCCCGTTGGACGAATCGATTGAGACTGCGATGGTGCAGTCAGTGTTGGCTGACCGCACCATGTCTGATTCATGGTTGCGTCTAGTTAGGACGGCACGTAAGAACGTGACCGATGCAGGGTTGCGTGTCATGATTACCCCTAGGTCTGCGTTGGACGGTGCCAAAATGTTGGCGTTGGGTGAACCTGTGGTGAACGCTGTGCGTGACCGTTTGACACGTGGTTGTTCTGTGGAAGTTGCTGACAAGTTGTTGGCTGGCACAGGTGTCACTGTTGCGGAGGTGATCTGACATGGGTTTGTCCACTGATGTGTTCCGTACTGTGGATTCGTTCCACCAGTTCATTCAGGAATCTGACAGGTCTGGTTACACTGAGATTCATAGTTCGGATTGGACTGGTGGTGTGATCGGCAGGTCGGTGGCACGTGACATGGCTGTTACTGGTTGGGCGGAGAAACGTCCTGATGCTGAGGCGATCATTGATAAGGTGATTGGTGATGTGCGTCCGTTAACAGATGATGTCCGCCAGTTATCACCGTCGTTGATGGGTGGCGTGGTGAATGTCCCAGCGTATCTATCGGGTCGGCCTGACAGCATGTTGATGCATCGTCGCACACGTAAGGTCACTACGAAACGTGTGTTGTCTGTGCTGGTGGATGCTGGTGCTAACAGCCATGTGTCTGCCGAGCATATGTTACGTAGGTCTGCTGCTGTGGGTGCGTTGATGGAAGTTGTGCAACGGTTGGGTTTGTCGTTGTCTATTGATTTAACCAGCCCGATTAAAGACGGAGGTCATGTTCATAACGTTGTGTTGCGTTTGCATCCTGCTGGCGGACATTTCGATTTGGATGTGATGATGTTTTGTTTGGGTCATCCTGCTTTCCATCGTTACTTGTGGTTCTCACACCGTCATGCTGACGGTGTTGGTAGTGGCATGGGTACCAGTATCGACATTGATGATGCGTTGGCTGAACAGTATGATCTAGTTGTTCGCCGTGACGAGCACAGTGATGGTGTGCTTGCTGGCGACGACCCGCAACAGTGGGTCATCAACGCCCTAGGTAAACTGGGGCTTTTGTAACCATCATGATTAACAACAATTGGGAGATAGATATGTACGTTTACGATTCGGTTGCTGTGCCTCTCAGGACCAGCGATCTTAGTTTGATCATTGGTGCTATTGACACTGTGATTGAGAACCACATTGATGATGAGGACGCTCGGGCGTTCACTGATCAGTTACATGAACTAGACACGTTGTTGCGCAACATTCGTGCAACAGTTATCAACATGGGAGATGAATGATATGACTATTATTAGTGCTTGGTTGATGCCTAAGGGTATCAATGTGGAACCGCAACTGGTTCTTGTGGATGCGTCGTCGCATCATGGTATTGCTGCAAGTTTGTTCCAATATCTTGATTGGTATGATGACATGGGTGATGAACTTATCAGTATCTCCGAGATCGGAGATAAAGATGGTTCTAAGTGTGTGCTGGGTGCCGTTTATCAACGTCACGAAAGTGACTATTTAGAAGGTGGCCCGCATGACATCAACATGTTGGCGTCCACATTCTTGCAGGTTGATGAACCTATTATCGGTAACTGTTTGATCATGTGTGTGTTCGATGGCCAGCAGGTATCTGATCCCACGTTGTTTGACGAATTTGTTGACAACTTGTTCCGTTATCACGGCACCGATGACGGCTGGGAGTTCGATGATTACACCCAGTTTGTTGGTGTTGATTTGCCTGAATGGGTTGCCGAATATTCTGATGCGATTGTCGCTGGTGCTGCCGAATCATGGAACAGTATGGTTGAGAAGGTTGCCCGTGTCGCAACCGCATTGGAACGTGGCCTGATAGATGAAGAAACTTTGACTAATATGATTCTTAATGAGAACATCGACATGTTGGAAATGGTGGCGACTGCTGCTAGCATGACCGATGACGACATTGAAGCAGGTTTGCGTGACCTGCTGGGAGATGATTGATATGGTATACTTTGAATGCAGGATTTGTGGCAACCGTGTCGGTGTCGCAGTAAAACTGGCTGCGCCACCGACATGTAACAATTTGAAACACAAAACTAAACCCATAGTTATGGAAAGGAAATGATAATGGTTGACCGTAAATACACAGGGTTCGACGGGTATGCGTCGGGCAAACGTAAGGGCACCGAACAATTCGTTCGGGAGTTCGTGAAGCACACAGGTGGCGCGTTCTGGAACAACGGCACGTTCGTGAAACGTCCGATCCGTGGCGGGACACGACCGTCGAATCATGGCACAGGTCGGGCTGTTGATTTCAGTTACCGTGGCTCACCCTATAAGGGGTGCGGTGATCGCAAGTTGGCTGCCAAATGGATTGATTGGCTGGTCGAACATGCCGATGATTTGCATATTGAAATCATCGTTGATTACATGCCGAAACCGTATGGTCGTGCATGGAAATGTGACCGTCGCAAGTGGCGTCGTTACACCCGTCCAACTATAACGTCGGGTGGCAAGTCGTATGCTGATTGGATTCATGTGGAGATCGCACCTGATGTGGCCGATGACCCCGAGTTCTTCAAACGTGTGTTCTCCGAACTAGGGGCTGGCGGTTCCACCGTGGTGGAACAACCAGCGAAACATCAGTTGGTTCCGTATCGTGGACGACCTGTCCGTCGTGGCGAGAAGGATCGTGAACTGGTCAAGATGATTCAGGCTGTGGTCGGCACCATCGTAGATGGTGACTTCGGTCCGATGACTGAACGTGCTGTTATGCTTTGGCAAGGTAAAAATGGCTGCTATCCTGACGGATGGGTCGGCCCTCAAACATGGGCTGCTATGGCACCCCACTTCAACAAGTAGGAAATAGGAGAATTAATCATGAAGGTTATCGACGTTTCGTGCGCTGCCTGCGGTGAACAATTCGACACAATGGGATGGGTCAACCATCATGAAGAATGGTCGGAACTACATGGTGCAGACATGCCGTACCATGAGGACTGCTGTCCTGCATGTGTTGAACTGTTACCGATGGACGACATCATGTTGGGCACCATCGTGGATCAGGTGATCCCTTATGAGTGAAACATCCTGCGGTGTCGCTGGACACCATGAACTTTGTTTGTGCGACGTTCATGTTGAAAAACCAGCCGAGATCAACACGAGCCTGAGTGGCAACTGGCTTTTGTCAATGGTCGCAGAACATTTCGACCTGTCTTATCCTTTTGATAACGACAAGTTCGGATTCCTTTTGCAGAAATCCTCACGTTTCCTAGATTCATATTATGAAGAAGGCGGGTCATGCATACCGTATGAACGTGGTGAACTTACCCGCAACGAATATAAAGAGTTAGCGGAACGCATGTTTGAAGAACATGAAGGTGAAACATTGACAGAAATATTGCAGTCAATGGGCACCCCATATCACGTGTTCATTCATGCCATCACCGACGGAAACCGTGACCCACACAACACGCCACTAGAGTTGTTGGAACGGGTGATCGCAGACCTGAAAGCAGGTGTGCTATCGTACAACGACATTGTTCGCAAGTACCGTCCCGAAGGCATCGACATCCGATATCGTTTCGCTAGCAAACTGAAACGCAAATTCGGAACACGTGAAGGAATGCAAGGCGCAGCCCACCCAACCATCAGGAGCATCAAATGAAACTATCGGAGAACCAAGATCATTACAGGGTTCGCCAGTCATGGATCAACGATTTCATGTTGTGTCCCGAACGGTCACGGCTCGCGTTAACGCTACCTCATTTCCGATCAGGTTCCGACGCTACCGCTATCGGAACAGGTGTCCATTCCGCAATTGAATGGGCCATGAGCGAACACAGCCATCCCGCAGACGTTGACCTAGATGACCTGAAAGATCAGGCCACCAAGTTTGTCGGTGACGAATTGGAAAAGCCCATCAAGACATCGAAGATATCGGAAGATGAACATAAGATGTGGGCAACTGTGGACGCTATGGCAGAAGCATGGCTTATTGATATTGCCCCACTTGTTGAGTGGGGCGGACAGTCAGAGTTCCAATTTGAAGTGAACACTGGTCTAGTTACTATAGATAATAAGCCTATTGTGTTCACTGGTACTATGGACTATATCTCACCTAGCGGTGAGATTTGGGATTGGAAAACAGCAGGGCGTGCGTACACGCAAGCCGACAAGCAGATGCGTAGTATCCAGTCATCGGTGTACTGTCTCGCTGCTGAACTGTTGGGGTTGGCCACACCAGAGGATGGTGTTCACACGTTCCGATACGGTGTGATGCTACGGCAACAGAAACCACGTGGTCAGGTTGTTGAGGTGACACGTGACCGTTCACATTTCGACTGGTTGTTGGCACAGGTGAAGGCTGCTGCTACGATGTCGGTTGCGGTCGGTCAGAACATGCAGTGGCCGATGAACGACCAAGGGCATTTGTGTTCACCGCATTGGTGCGATTTCTGGTCGGTGTGCAAAGGCGGGTACGTCGCAGGGTAGGTGATTGACACCGCCAACAATAGTGCTACAATTTAGTTATCGGACGGGGAGCGGTACCCTCCCAGCCGCTCTCCGTCCCCTCCCTCTCAAACAAGGAGAAGCAATGAACATCAGTAAGGATCAGTCCATCATCACTCAGGTCGCAGCGAAGATCGCTGCCGAACTGACCCCGATGACCGACAACGTTGACATGAACGTTGCCAACTGGGCGTCAGCGTTCACCATTGTGCGTGACACGTTGTTCGACGCTCACGGTGACGCAGTAACCACGGCGGTTAACACCGCCAGCCCGCAGGTTGCACCATCGTACCTGCCTGACCCCGCTGCCATCGCACAAGATGTGTTCCCGAACAGCCAGCCTGTGCAGCCCAGCATTGCTGCACCCCAAGCGGCTGCTACGAACATGACTGTGCAGGTGCGTGGCACCCAGCACGGCCCTCTGCCCGAATGGCTGGCGGCGCAGGCGGCTGCTGCTGGGGTCACACAGGTGTGGGACAACCGTGACGGTTTGGCTGTCAACCCGAAGCGTCCGTGGTTCAAGGCTGCTGACGGCACCAAGAACGCGAATGGTCAGGACGTTGCGTTCTGGCCTCCGCGTAACTGAAAGGTAACTCAATGACATTAACCGCCGATGACATTGCGGATCGGTGGGCGAAGGTAGGACGGGGCGAACAACTCGCCCCGTCCGATTCGTCTACGGCCCCTGTTAAACCGTTGTTGTACCGTCCCCTTAGCGATGCGATTGATGACTATGTGCATTGGGCGCAGCACCCTGATGAACGTATCTATTTCGGGTTTCAAGATTTGGATGCGCAAGTACGTGGCATTGCACCGTCCGAACTGTGTCTGATCAACGGGTTCTCACACTCTGGCAAAACGTTGTTCCTGCTGCAAATACTTGTCGCTAACCGTGACAAAACTGTCGTGTATTTCTGTCCTGATGAGCCACGCACGTTGACGTTAATCAAGTTGGCGTGCATCGTTCACAAGATCGAAGGCCGACGTTTGGAACAAATGGTCACCGACAACGACACGACAGGTATCAGACTGTTGGAAGAAACAGCACGTGAATGGTTCCCTAACCTTGCCGTGTTCGACCAGTTCATGTCTTTGTCCGAAATGGAAAAAGCCATGATCGAAGTTGACCGTCACCTAGGTCAGCCACGGTTGATGGTGTTTGACTATCTGGAATTGTTGTCAGCGGATGAAACGATCCCTGCTAAAGCGAACACGATCAAAGCGTTCGGTAAGCGTCATAACATTCCGTTGATTGTGTTGCACCAGTCGTCACGTACCGCAGGTGCGGACGGTAAGAAACAAACCATCAGTTCTGGTGCGTTCGGTGGTGAACAACAAGCGTCACACATCGTAGGTGTGCGACGCAAGAAGTTTGAGATCGAATCTCAGATCAGAGAAATCGTGGAGAAGATCGACAAGTCCACCGCTAATGAACGTTCGTTTGAACGCCTAGACATGTTGCGTTACCAGCAGCAGGTGCATGAGAACACGTTGACTGTGAACCTTGTGAAATGTAAACGGCAGGATGCGATGCTGTTGGACGACATGGATTACGAAATTCAACAAGGCACAGGTAACCTGATCAGGTTGCGTGAACCAGTTGACACCACCCAGCAGGCTGGTGTCACAATGTCACCGCTAGTTGATGACGACTGGAATTTTTGATCGTCCCTTTGCGGCACACAAGAGGAGGTTGTGATGCGTGATGAACTAATGAAATATCAACGGTTGTTCCGTGGCCGTGGTGACGTATGGGGTCACGACGAGGGACGCTGTGTCAAAGAGAAACTTACTGATCAGCATTGGGAGGATCATCTGACAGGTCGTTGCGGTATCGGTGTGTACCCTGCCGTGCCGACACCTGATGGTCGTGTCCTGTGTGCGTGGGGTTGCACCGATATTGATGTGGAAGATTTCGGTGCAGCGTTGCTGTTACGCGACACGTTACTAGCAGCGAACATCACATCGTTCATTGAGAAGTCCCGTTCCAAAGGTTACCATGTGTGGCTGTTCACGGCGACACCAGTAACCGCGATGATTATGAGATACGTGCAACTAGTGGCACATCAGGTCGCAGACATGCGACCCATTGAAGTCAACCCGAAACAACTGGATGTGTCCCCCAGCAAATACGGCAACTATGTTCGGCTCCCATATATGGGTGGCCTAGTTGGGGTACCTGAACGTCGTGTCATCGTGGACGATGACCAGCGACCAGTACCCCTAGGCAATTTTCTGGACGATGCCCTAGGGTCGTTGAACGACCCGAATCATCTGGCTGCTATCGCAGACATGTATGTGCCACCCGAACCGTCACGACCCGTTTTGCATCTGTCCGACAGCGACGACCCCAGCGTTGACCTAGCGAACGGTATGCGTGCCATCAGCCCACTAGGTCACATCATTTGGCGTGACGGCCCCCTAGAAGGCCGTGACAGGTCAACCACACTGGCACGCCTAGGTCACATCTGCAACGAATCAGGTATGTCCCCATCGGAAGCACGCACCGTCGTCGCATCAGCCGACCGACGGTGGGGCAAGTTCCATGACCGCCCCGACTGCGACGAACAAATCAACAAGATCATAGAGAAAGCATACCGATGACCTACATATTCACGTTCCTAGTACAAATGTTGATATGGGCTTACTATGCGATCATCCCGCCCGCAATGATTGAACCCGTTGACCAGTCATGCCCAGCCTACGAGGCAACAATGGCGATCCACGGTCTAGACGTAGAAAGATTCTCGTACATCATGTGGCGTGAATCCCGATGCGACATGACCGCCATCAACCCTGACGACCCGAACGGCGGGTCATACGGGCTAATGCAAATCAACGCCATCCACCTAGCAGACATCGAAACACGCCCCCACCTATGGGAAGGTGTGGACCGCTGTAGGGTTAAAACAGTTGACGACTTGCTGATTGCGTGGCGCAACATTTGTGTTGCGTCACACCTAGTTAACCATGCTGGTTACGACCCGTGGCGCGTGTGATACACTAGGTACTCATGGCCACATCGCGCAGAAAAACAAAAACTAAACCGTTCACATTTCATGTTGAGATGAGGCCGATTGTTAAAGGTCGTCCACGTTTAGGACGCAGAGGAAAAGTTTACACACCAGAACGAACACTGGAAGCCGAATCTAAAATCGCTGACGAATACGAAAGGCAAAGAGGACCATACTACGACGGCCCGATTTCTGTCGAAGCAGTGTTCTACGCCAAAGGTCTAGATGTCACCATCACCCCGTTAGAACCAGAACATATCTCATCGCTACGAGGGGACACCGACAACTATTTGAAGTTGTTATGTGACGCTTTAAACGGGGTCGCTTACCCTGACGACAAAGCAGTCATGATTGTGCGCGGAGAGAAACGATGAACGGATTCAGTAAACAGTCTTGGGGTTCACGTTACCAGACGATGGGCAGCACCGCAGAAAAAGCGTTCCTGTTGAAATATCCGCACGCGCACCGCCTAGGAATCGACCGCCCAGATTTCTCTGTGCGTAAACTCCCCACGTTCTTCCGTCAAGCACCCGACTTTCTTCTGCAAGACGGAGCATACGAAGTGATGGGGGTTTCTTCCCGAGCGGAAGAACCAACGTTGAAACTGAAACACGAAAAACTAGATGTGTTAAAAGAATGGGCGAAGTACGGGCCAGTTCATTTGTGGGTATGGGATTCGTCACGCAAAACATGTGTCTGTATGCCGATTGACGCATGGGAAGTTTTGATGAAAGAATACGGGGAAGTTAAACACTTCCCCGATAACAACAAAGCGTACTGGGATTTGCCGATAGAACACTTCAAAGGTTACGAAGAATAATGTCAGACCTAGAACGTGTCCCAGATAAACCTGTGACGTTCATCGAAAAAATGATGAGCGTCCACGGGGACATCCTTCCCGACGACACCGACTGGGAAATGATCGAACTAGTAGCGCAAACACTGGAAAAGTTAAATGAAGAAAACCGTGTCCTGTTGGATATGCGATTCTACCATCGTTACCCGTACAGTAAGATAACAGCCCTGATGGGTTATTCGTCTAAAAGTGTCGCATGGTACAGTGTGCAACGCGCACTAGAGGAACTACGTTCAGAATTAACAAAAAATAAAACGGTATCAGAAAGGTACACATGAACACCGCAGGTAGTTGGCAAGCAGCAGCAGCGGACGCGCTGGATGTTATCGGACGTAACATCGGTGCCCTAGGTCGTGACGACATGGCACACCAGTTGGACCGACGCATCCATTCGGTTGCGTCGCTGATCAGCAAAGTTGGTGTCAACGTTGACGACGAAATCCTAGGTAACAAACTGGTAGCGTTAGGACCGATCGCGGCCACAGAACTGGACACTATGGGGCTGTGGTCACCGAACATGATCGGTAAAATGTTGGCACGCAAACAACATGATTACGGTCACGGCAACATTAACGCTTTCGGAATGATCGGTGTTGCTGTCCGCATGTCAGACAAAGTTGCACGACTGCTGAACCTGATCGCCAAGGGCGCGGAAGCAGAAAACGAATCGTTAACAGACACATGGCTGGACATCGTAGGTTATGCAGTGATCGCACAAATGCTGCTCGCTGAAACATTCAACAGGGAACTGGACTGATAACATGAGAGCATACCAACTGGATCAGATCGAAGAAAAACTAGATGAACTGGAACAGTTCATTGTGCGCAGCGGCGCACCAAAGAAATACATTATGGACATGAAATCGTTACGTAACGTGATGCCGACGTTACGCAAGGAAGTAGAAAAAAATGAGCGATGAACACCCAGACGCAGATGAAATTAGTCGCATGTTGGATATTGCAGCAGACAAACTTCAAGAAGGTTTTGAAGTTGTTTTTGAGATAAGCCGATACGACGCCGAACTACTACTTGACACGTGGGACGACGCCATCGAAGGAGATGTGGCCGCTGTAGGAATGCTATTAGCCGAAGTGCAGAAACTCGTAGAGGTTCTGCGGGAAGAAATGGGAGAAGAATGAGAACGGAAACAAGAGAGTACGTTATCCCCGATTTGTTTGGTTTCATTTCCGATCAGCATGAACGCGGCTGGATTAAAGATGCTGCATGT